TTTTAGCTCTCTGAACCATTGGGCTTGTGATAATCATTGGAACCCTTCCACGCGGCACACGAACGCCGTGATATACTTTCGGTTTTCTTCGCGAATGCCTCGCTTTTGCGTCCTGTCGATCTTGCGCCCTTGCGCTTGCTCGATCTCGTCGCACCGCTCGCAAATCCACCCATTTTTGAACCTGCAGCCTTTGCCTCCACACAGGCACGCCGTGGGCTTTTTATGGCGCTTGGGGACGTATGGCTGATGGTACTTTTTGCGCGGTTTAGTTGGTGTTGGCTGGTCACTCATAGGACATCATCCATTTCCTGTTTGCGCTTCCACGCTGGCAGTTGGATAACGCGTGGTTCGTCACCATATCCAGGCCAAACGTTAGACTTGTTGCACTCAGCCAACTTCTGAAGGAGCGCGTTGTTTGTCCGTTGTCCAAGTTCGATGTCTTCAGGATCGAGCACGTAGATGCCAACGCCCGGATAACCCTTCTTCTCAACGGCAATGAAAATGAAGTTGGGGGTGTCGAACAAGTCGCCGTAGTGCGCGGCTTGCAAGTGGTAATTGAGGTCGGCCATCTTGCGCGCAAACTCAACCGCGCTGGCCCCGCCTTCGGGAACAGTCTTGAGGTCGATGATCCACGTCAGGTCCTCGTCATCGGTGAAGACGATGTCGGCGCGACCCTTGAGTAAAAGCCCCGTCCGCTTGTGCCTCTTGAAGATCGTAACCTCTGTTTTGCCACGGGCGCACGCTTCGTTCAGAAGTTCGCACTGCCCGAGAGCGCCGGCGCAGCGCAGGATCTGCTGCTCCTCGTCTGGCGTTACAACTGGAAGAGTCTGCCTAGCCAACCATTCCTTGCACCACGCCGCGTTGCTGTTCCAAGGCACTGGATCACCGACTTGAATCGTGCCGTCCTTGACTCCCTTTGCCGTCTTGGTTGCTGGGTATGTCTCAGGCCTCACCGCGTAGCAAAGCCTGTGTGGCTCCAATCGCGCACGGTGGACGAGTGTCCCGATGATGAGGTTAGAATTGACCTTGTCGGGCTCAGCTTCCTCGCGAGCGTGTTTGAAGTGCGCTGGGCTCAACCGCATGTGCTTCAGCGACGAGACGTTGATTCCTTCCGCTGCGCGGTATTCAGCCTCGGGCACGTCAAAGAGCGGGGTGTCTTCGGGGTAGATCATTTGGCCCTCGCTTTCATCGCTGAATCAGCAGCGGCGTATGCTGTTCTGGTGGCGTCATTGAGCATCGCTTCCATGTTTTGGAAGTTTTCAGACCAGTATTGAGACGCAGCCATTCCTGATAGTATTTGCCCAGCAAACCAGTCGCGCAGAGTCATTCCGCCTTGGTTCTTCATGCGTTCCAGAACTTCTGGATTAGAAGTCCACCCGTGCTGTGGAAACGCTGGCCCGCCGTCGTTTTGTGTGCTCATGCCTTCTTCCCCCCATGCATGTAACCGCGTTGTGCGTTGGCCTTGATCTCTTCAAGGATCGCTTCAGCCAATGGAAGCTCAAAGAACTCCGACATGTCCATGATTCTGATAACAGTGCCAGCCAGTTCTCTGACCATGGTGTCCTTCGTCTTCGCGTCGGCCCATGATTGTTGACGGTGTTTGCGTGCTGCTTCCACGGCTTCCGAAAGCTCGGTGTGACAGAGCCCGATCAGTTCAATCGCGAGGTTTGGAGAGTTATCGATTCCCTTTTCGCGCAGAACGGCGGCGGCCTGCCAGCGTTGATTCCACCAACCATTTTCGCGGTTGATCGTGTGGGATGTGGTTTGCACGGCGCGGAATTGCTTGATGAATTCCCAATCGCCTTCGGTGACTCCGGTTTTCATCCTCTCACCTTCACTCCCTTTTCTTCCCAGATCCGAAGACCGGGAATGGTTTTGTGACCGGCCTTGATTGCGGCGTTGATCGCGCTCGTGGATGGAGACAGGGCGACAAGCGTCGGATTCGCCTTGTACACCTCGGCAATGTCCAAGACTTCAAACTTCCACACAGAGGAGACGGAAACGCCTTCCTGCTTTTCGATTCGCGCAACGGGTGCCACTGCGGCAGCTTGCCTTGCCCTATCCAACGCTTCGGCGCGTTGCTTAGCCTCCAATGCTGCTGCGGCGGCTTTCGCGTCGTCTGCGGCCTTTTTAGCGGCGGCATCTGCGGCTTGCGCTGCGGCTTCAGCTTCCTCGATGGACGCGGCCTTGCGTGCGGCTTCCATTGCAGCGCGGCGGGCTTCGGCTTCAGCGGCCAACCGTTCACGCTCAATTCGCGCTGCTTCGGCGGCGGCCTTGCGCTCAGCCTCGATGCGCTCGCGTTCAATGCGCGCTAGTTCATCCTGACGCTTGCGTTCTGCGGCCCGTTGGATTTCCTCCTGACGGGCGTGGTAAGCGCCGACGAGGCCCTTGATTCGGGTGGATTGTTTTTCGAGATCTGACGAGTATGTCTTTGCCACATCGTCAATCTGGCGAGCAAGATCCAGCACGGGGGCTTTGATCTTCACGCGCGTTTGTTCGCAGTCCTTAACCAGCTTCGCAACGTCCCGTAGGACGGTTGACGCAACCTCAACGTCGAGGCTGTTTTCCACGGTCTGAACGTCGTTGCAGGCTTGGATTGCCAGCATTTTTACGTGGAGTGCATCGGGAGACAATTGGACCAGCGGCTTGTCTAGGCCGGTTATGGTTAGTGTGTTCATTCGCTCTGTTCGATTGGTGTTACTTGACCCGCCAAACTCGATAGCTTCCGTCTTGCTGTTTTCGGGTCGTTACGACGTATCCGAGTTTTTTGGCGCGCATCCTTGCAGTCTCAGATTGGTTGAATTTCTCAACCATGAAGCTGTCCCCGATTTCCATCATACGGAACGCTTCCGTGTATTTTCCGGCTGCTCCCGTTTTCTTCTTACTGATCGGAACTTCCTTATCAATTTTGATTTTCATATAATCGCTCTTTAGTGCCGGTCTCTCCCGGCTGTCACGACATCGCATTAATCCGTCGTTCGATCCGCGCCATTTCTGGACATTTTTAGGGTCCGTCTTGAATGGGCTAAGTCATCCAGATGGGGATGGTGACGATCAACTCCTTGTCGTCCTCGTTTGCCGCCTCTCGTGCGACCTCGATGGCCTCAAGGATGCTGGTCTCCGCCTCCTGGATCAGCTTCGGTGCGTGATCTCGAACATGGTCCGCCAGTTGTCTGATGCGCTCGTTCATATTAATAGATAGATGTTATTTGCCGTAGCCGTAGCCGGAGCCGGAGCCGTAGCCGGAGCCGGAGCCGGAGCCGTCGCCGTCGCCGTAGCCGTAGCCGGAGCCGTAGCCGGAGCCGGAGCCGGAGCCGTCGCCGTCGCCGGAGCCGTAGCCGTCGCCGGAGCCGTAGCCGTAGCCGGAGCCGTAGCCGTCGCCGGAGCCGTAGCCGTAGCCGTAGCCGGAGCCGGAGCCGTAGCCGGAGCCGGAGCCGTCGCCGGAGCCGTAGCCGGAGCCGTAGCCGGAGCCGGAGCCGTAGCCGGAGCCGGAGCCGTCGCCGGAGCCGTAGCCGGAGCCGTAGCCGTGGTGGCTACTCAACAAACTTCGCATAGGTCGCCTCGGCTTCGGTGGTTGTTGGAATGTACTCAATGGCGTTCGTCAAAAACACCTCGCCGGTGCGATTAAATCGCGCTTTGACTACGCCCTTGCTCGCGATGTCGCTGAGACTGAGCCCGCCTTTTTCCCATGACCAAAGGCGAAGCGCATTGGATAGTTTAATCTCCATCGAATTATCCGGGTTGACCCATGCAACGTCCCCAATGTGAACACCCGCGCTATAAGTGCGGATGAGGCACCGCTTTCCAAGCATGGGGTGAGGTTGTTTTTGATGGCTTGTTTGGCTGTTCGTGGACAGCAACTCTTTGATGTCTGCAAGTGTCAGTGTCATATCGCTCTATTTCTTGGTGCCGGTCTCTCCCGGCTGTCGCGCCTGCCTGACGTTTGGCCCGCTGTTGGAGCGGGAAGGTGGATGAGTTGTTGGTATGAGTCTCAGGATTTCACGTTCGTTTCCATTGGTCGTTTCATGAACGATTGCTGGCCTTCTGAGCAAGTTTCCAAACTACCAGCACCAATTGCTGGCGTGCTTTAGCCGTCGCCATTCTTTACACTACAACTCAAATTGAATCGGCCCGTGTTGCCAAACAGTGGCGGCGGGTGCGGTTTTTGACAGTGATCATATCAGCACCGCACGCGCCCACGGACCAAAAGTGTCAGGCTTGCGCCTTGGTTTCGAGGATCGCCTTGATCCCGTTTTCGACGCCGCGTTTCGCGCCAAGGAACTTCTTTGCAAGCGCGTCCGGCATGTCTGCAAAGCACGTCCACGGGTCTAGGACTTCAGGCTTCACCCAGTTCTGAGACCGGCAAAGCGTGACGAAGTTGTCGAAGGTGCCACCGCACTTAGACACGTGCTCGGCGAGTTGTTCTTGGGGTGTCTTGGGTGCCTCCTGCGCTGGCGCGGTCAACGCCTCCAACTTCTCGACGACCGCTTCCGCCTGCTTGGCGACCGCTTCGGGAACTACCTCGACAATGGGATCAGTCTTGGGAGGCTCTGGGGGCTTCGCCGCTTGGCGCGTCTTGAAGCTGGGGCCAGCGGGTTTGTCTTCGGCGGGTGCTCCTGGCTGCGGAAAGAGTTCTTCAAGCGTGAACTCGCCATCCTTCAGTGACGTGCCGTGGCCGATCAGGATCTCCATTTGATCAAGCCCGATGTCGTCAACCTTGGCCACTCCAAGTGAGTTTAGGATCATCTCGACCGTGACGCCATACTTAGAAAGGCGTTCGATGATCTTGGCGCGCTTCGATACGAGAGACTTAACGTCACCGACAGCCACGCGCTTCGCCTGCTCATAGACAGGCATAATGAGAGCGCGAGGAACTACGCGGAAGACCGCGTTGCGCAGTGCGAATGAAATCGCCGCGTTGCCAGTTGTGGCGATCATGTCATCGCCGAATCTCTTACCGTCGCGGGTTGTGACGCGACGCCTCACTTCAATGCTGACGCTGACGTTGTTTTCTAGGTCGTGAACAACCGATTGCGCGGTGATGAATTTGCCGTCATCACCGATGATTCTTGCCCCTGCTTTGACGTGTTGGTAACTGGCAAGCGCGATCTCAGCTAGCCGCACGGATGGCCCTTGAAATCGAACCATTTTACCATCCTTGTCCTTACGTGGCGGGAGCGTGTAAAAGCATCCTTCCGCCGTTTCTTCGTCAAGCGTGGCGTAGCTCAACATACGCTGTTTGACTGCGCTAATAATGCGAGGCCATCTGCGGGCCGTCGCTATTTGCATGTCAACTTGGACGCGTTCTTGCGCCTCAATTGCTGTCGGTGGAATAATTTCTGGGTCTAGTGATTCGTTTTCGCTCATATAGTTACAGTTTGAAATTGAAGCCCCTCTTGGGTTTATTGGTGGGTAACTGCGGGGATATTGCCGGAGCGCAAAGCGCCAAGGAGGTTCGCGCCGGGTCGCGCCAAGAGGGGTTTGAAGTTATTTAAAAAGTGATCCGCCTTTCACGAGTGCTTCGGCTTTGCGTTGACGTTCTTCTTCCTGTCGCTCACGGAGCGCGCAGGATTTGACGGCGGCCCAAATGAATACTCCAGCCGTGGCCACGAAAGCAAGCAATCCGATGAAAATCATTGGGCACCTCCGTCGATCCACTCCGCGTTGCGTCGCATCCAGAATCTCCGATCACGTTCCTTCTCCCATTGGCTTTGAGCCAAGAATACCGTCACCGTAAGTGCCGAGGCGAACACCGGGCACGCCACGGCCAGCACAATCTTTTCAATCAAGTCGAGTTCCATAATCATCCTTTCCAGTTGAGATTTTCCGGCAGCACGATTCCCCATATCCATCCGCTGCGCGTCATGCTGTACGTGCTGCGCGCCGTGACGTCGTCGCCGCTGTCGAGACACACCTTGCCAGACTCGCGGGCCATCTTCACCAGCACGTCGCCAACGCGGCGGCGGGCGAGGATTTTTTGGGCGTCGGTCAAGCCGACAAAGGGGAGGGTTTTCATTGGCAGGCATTCATCAAGACGTCCACGCCGTCCCGGACAATGCGCGAAATTGTGGCGTGCTGAGATCGCGCAAACCGCTTCAGCTTTGCCTTCTCTTCAGCGGTCATCCTGACCTTTACGGTAACGTTTTTGTTTTTGCTCATGTCGTTGTTGTGCGTTGACTCTGCCGGCGTGGGTACAGTGTGTCCACAATTATTTCGATTTATTTCGCCTTCGCTTTCGCATCCACGCCGCGCTCCTGGTTCTGTGCTTTTCCGCACATGTCGCGCAGTGGTGCCGCGTGACCGCTGGTTTTCCGCACTGGCGACAGTTGCCAGCGGTCACTTGCGCGTCGGCCCATTGTTTTTGTCGGGTCATTTTAGAGTGACGCAATCTCGCGCCCGATTTGAACGCCTTTGAAATAGCCTTCCGACTCGATTTCACGAATCGCGCCGTCGTCAAGCTGGCG